ACCTTCAGCAGCAGTCGGATGTCCCACCGCGCCTGGGCGCAATGGTCCACGTTTGCGTTGTCCATTGGTACTACCTTGCACCAAGGCGGGCGGGAAGATGGAATCTTCTTCGACATCCTCCTGCTGGTAGACCAGTGCCCACGTATTAGGTGTTACTTCACCTCTGCGCTTGAATAATGCTTTGCCGTCCCACTTTGGGTATAACCCATTTTCGTCAGGAGTGTCTTCGTCGCCGTCCCAAGGAACGTCGCTCTTCGCCCAGAGCGTAACCCAGTCTTCTGGTTTGTCACTGTATTCCAATACAGCAGGCATGCCCATATAAGTAAAAGGGCTTTTGCCATTAGACCAATATTTCGGGTTCCGTAATTCTTTGTAGAAGTCCTGTGCAGCAATTCGCGTCCCTACGATTAATAACTTACCGTTCTTACCCAAACGAGTAATAACTTCTTTCTGAAGCCAGTCAATCTGCTTTTCAAACTCATGGGCGTTAGCAGTAGTAATGCAGTCGTCCAAGATAATCAGGTCAGCACGTGCGCCGTAAATCTGACCACCCATACCCAGTGCTTGAAGGGTTGGGTCTTTTTCGCTTGAGTTTCTCGCATCACCCCCAAGGTAGACGGTATCAACTCGCCAAGTATCTGAGTCTTCTTTCCAGCCCCCTTCAGGACCAAAAGTTGTTTGCAACTTTGTCCAGCGTGGGTGGGACAGTCTTTGCTTGATTGCGTACACGAACTCGCGTGCTTTGTTTAGCGTCTTAGAGACCACGATGATGCGGACGTTAGGGTTGAGGGCAATGCGATAAGTTGAGTAGTTAACTGTGATGACAGTGGACTTGGCGTGCTCAGGTGGCACGTTAATGAGAACACGGGTCTTGTCGCCTGGCTCATAAATTATAGAATCGTGGAGCCATGAAGGCGGACGGTCCTCTAGGAGGTCAATCCAGTTAAGGTGGTGAGGAAAAGGTTTTTGGTCTAGGAACATTTCTGAGAACTGGGGGAAGGTAATATCCTCCCTTGCTATGCCCAGCGCCTTAATCGAATTTGATTTGGCGTCAGAGATAGCCTGTTCCAACTCAGCGGCAAAGGTAGCATCTCGCATCATCCAGATTCGGATGGTATCGGGCTTAGAACCTATTTCCTCCATCGCCCTTTTGGGCGACATGCCTTCAGAGACAAGGGCAATAACTTTCTTTTTTGCCTCTGCGCCTGCCAGCCTTTTAGGGTTATTAGCCCCCTTTTGAAAAGTCACAGAATTGTCCCATCCTCTACTATTAGTCTGTTTTGTAACAGACAGTAGATACAGTCTGTAACGCAAGTCTTCTAAGACTTGCTACTATATAAAAAATAAAACAGCCTCTATATAGTATTAATCCGTTCAAACAGTCAAAACGAACGTTTTGCTGGCAAAAATTTTTGCCAGATGGTAAAACCGCAGGTCAGGCACTATATAGATAGAACTGGTGCACAGGCTATAACTGTACGGAAATATTTTCTATGTAGATACTACTACACTATTACAAGAAGATTTAACAGTCTGGGGTCGATAACGACCCACAGAACTGTTCAATGCTGACGCTCTGTACTGATAGAGAGCGTCTGTTACGGATAGCAGTCTGCGGGCTAGACTAGACAGTCTGCGCCCCAGTCAGATAACTATTCCGTTACTAATAAAAAGATTTCTTTCGGGTCTGCCGATGGGGTAAACCCTCAGACCTGACGACCGCAAACCAATGGTCGTAATCTGTCCTATGCTTTGTGGTCAAAGACGACGCTCCCGCTTTGTCGCCTTTGCCCCGCAAATCAAAGGCAGACCAGACAGCGATACAATTCTCTAGAATTGATATCACTGTCTTTTACTCATGACCCCTTGGATTTTATCGCCACCAGCAAAATAGCAAGCGTGCTGCAACCATGATTCCCGTCACGCCCGCTGGGCATGACAGTAATCACAGTTCAGCCTGTGCTTGCCATTTCAGTCACCATTAATCTATGACTGCCTGGCTGGCGTGCTGATGACGGTTCTCGATTTTGAGCATCAAAGTCTTGTCAAGTCAAGCCTTTGATAGGAGCGCTCAAAATAGGCTGGCAGGCTAAAGCCTGCGTAGCCATTGCTCGAACCTGCGATGCTTGGGCGTTGCCCTAAAATTTAGGGGTGGTTAGCAAAGGAGATATAAAATGTACGACTACACACAAGATAACCTCTCAGTCAGCAACGGGTGCTACACCTGTATGTTGGCACAACACACATGCGAAGCATGTGCTGACGAGCAAGATGCTCGCCTGACTGACCGTGCGTGGGAAATAGTAGATGATGGTAACGACATCTACCGTTGGACTCTGACACGCAAGTCAGATGACCCAAGTGGTCATGACTGGGTGAGTCCAAGGACTGAGCGGAACGACGGGACTATACGAGACGAGTTCCTAGAACCCATCTCGTTACTATCTGACCGTTTCTTCGACCTCAATGTCGAGGTGCCAGTCGGTTCAGCAGTGTGTGCCGACTGTCACTATGTATGTAATCAATCAACCGCTTGTCCAAATTGCGAACTCGTAAACAACTAAGGGTTCAAGGGAATCCCCCAGCACCTTGTGCCTGGGGGGCTTCCCCTAGTAAACTATGTAATCAACTACTAATCAAGGAGACAAAATGAACACAGTAACAATGACAGGTACTATCAAGAACCTCACAACTAAAGGGACATCAACCAAGTTCCTAACAGGCAACATCACAGACCGTGATGATAACAACTGGTTCAAAGCCTCGATGCCAATCGTTTGCTTTGATGATTCCGTCAAGGGTCAGTTGTTAGAACTATCTCAGACCGAGGGTGTAACAGAGAAGGTTACTATCACAGGTGAGATTCAGACACGCTTAGATAAAGACCGTAAGCGTGCTCCATGGACACAAATTGTTGTCCAGAAGGTAGAAGTAACAGCATAAAGACCAGGCGAGTGGGGGCTTCGGCTCTCACTCGCCTCTCTTTTTATTTTTTTTGCAGGGCGGGGCTGTAACTACTACGGAAATATACGAGTCAACTAACTAAGGAGAATAGAAATGTATCTAGGAACATATGATTTACTAGCACTAAGCATAGCCATGGTCAGCAGTATCGTCGTACTTACCCTGGCTATCAGACAAAACATAGCATTACAACGAGACAATGCTAATCTGCGTCGTAAGATTAATGTAGATAAACAACTACGCTCATGATGACAGGTGTATACACAAAGAAATGTACCTGGTGTGGTGAGCACGGAATAATACAAGTCGATGAGACAGAACTATATGCCTATCTGCGTGGCACACCAGCAAGAGAGGCATTCAAATCCCTTGCCCCAGAACTACGCGAGCAGTATATTAGTGGCACCCATCCAGAATGTTGGGAGCAGTATCGTGATGACGATTCAGACTACGATAGATTGCGAGATGATTCATGGCTGAAGTAAAATACAAACTCCAGTATTGCTGGGGTTGTGACATAGAAATCATGGTCAAGGTAACAGACCTTGCCCCAAGAAACTATTGTGCCGCATGTGCATGGGCAAAGATAGGAGCAACAGTATGACCGAGCCTAGATTAGATGATGACATAGCACTAGATATAGAATCAGATGATTGCGAACATAGCATAAACAGAGACAGTTGTGACGACTGTTCTGAAGATTCAGGAGAACCAGACAGAATGTGGGGTGATGAAAATTAATGGCAACATCGAGCCGTATCTCACACCACTACAAACCTGGGCTCTCCTCGTTTGTATTTTCTATCTCGTCTACAGAGGAGTTACTAAATGAAAAGACTATTCGCACTTGTTATCAGTTGGTCACTAGCCTTCTGGTCAATCTTACTGCCGAGCAGTCCAGCCTATGCACTAGCAGTGGCAGACAAAGTAAAATGCGAAGACCCGCAAGCCAAGTGGACCAAGAAAGTATCGAAAGCATACGCAAAACTATTAGTAACAGAACAGTATGGGTGGAATCTCAGCGAGTACCGAGCCTTGCTAAAACTTTGGGGTAAAGAATCTGCATGGAATCACAGAGCAGATAACCCTGAGTCAAGCGCTTACGGTATAGCGCAAGTCCTCAATACAAAACATGGAACTCCAGCCCCGCTCCAAATTGAGCGTGGGCTGAAGTATATTGCACACCGCTACGACAAACCATCAATTGCATGGGCCCACTGGCGCATCAATAAGTGGTACTAACCAACAACAAAGGAGACAAGCATGACAACAACAGAAGAAGTACTAGCAGCCATCGATTCTTTTACAAAAGAATACGATGTTAATAACGCAGAACAAAACAAGTCAATCGCCCTCAATGTATACGAGCAGATTGACCGCTTTGCTGAAGGTATCGCACCAACAGCACAAGAAATTGCACAGTTAACTGTCGCAATCAACGAGCATATCCAAGTCCGTGACTTCCTATTAGGTATTGCTAAAGAGCGCGATGTCAATCATGTAGGTAGTTGGGCAGCATATGTAGGCAATAGAACACCACGCCTTTACGATGTTCCTATGGCTACTATCTTGTCATCTCTTTACTTTTCAGAGGGAGATGAAGAGCAAGCCAACCACTACCTTGGTGTGGCACTAGAAATTAATCCAGAGTATAGCCTTGCTGTTTTATTAAACAGAGTATATCAATCAGGCTGGGCACCAGAAGGATTTAGTTCTATGCGTAATCAATTGCATGACAAAGTTAAAGCAGAGATTGGTCTGTAATCATGGGTCTAGATATGTATCTCTATGCAGAAAAGTTTGTATCCAACATGGAGTACCGCAATGAGCAAGACCAGTTTAATAAAATTGTATCTGCTTTAGGAGCAGAACAATTTACAATGGGACATGTGATTGCAGAAGTTGAGGTTGCATATTGGCGCAAGGCTAATGCCATCCATGCTTACTTTGTAGGAGAAAGAGAAGACGATTGCACACCTATCCGTGTGGACCGTGAACAACTACAAACATTACAAAATGCATGCCAACAAATAATGGATAACCCTGCTTTGGCAGAGGAGTTGCTGCCAACGCAGGGAGGATTCTTCTTTGGTAGTACTGAATACGATGAATGGTATATGGATAGTGTTAAAGAAACACATGATAAACTATCTGTATTACTTGACAAGATACCTGACGGATGGTCCTTCAAGTATCAAGCATCATGGTAAGGAGACATCATGACAACAACTAAAAACAAGTCAGCCTGGATTAAAGCAGGCACAGCAGTAGAAGCAACCAGTGCCCGCGAAGTTATACAACAAGCGGGTTTAGATTGGACAGTACATCTGCATGAAATGCAAGCATATGTAGATAGTTCAGTTAATCAACTTGAATCAGTAAGAGATTACTATCCAATTGAAAACAAGCGTGCAGTACTACGAGTCAACAAAGACAACAACAACCAAGTCATTGGTGTAGTTGGCAAGAACTATAAAGTCTTTCAAAACCAAGAAGTCTTTGGCTCTCTTGATACATTGATTGACTCAGGTGAAGCACGATACACAGCAGCAGGTGAGTATGACAATGGTGCAAAAGTATGGATGCTTATGGCACTACCAAAAGAGATGGAGATTATGGGCGACCCACATGCAGCATTCTTGCTTGCACGTACCAGTCATGATGGTTCTAGTTCTGTAATCATACGCCCTATTATTGAGCGTTTGTTTTGCAGCAACCAGATTAACCGTATCTTTAAGGCTAAGAAGAAAGACCATACATACACGCTGCGTCATACATCCAATGCTCAGTTGTCAATCAGTGAGATGAGAAACTTACTTGACCTGACATACACAAGTGTAGAAACATACACAAATCTAGCCAACACATTACTTCAACGTAATGCAGATAGAGCAAAGGCAATTGCTTTCTTTAAGAAAGTATGGGCACTACCTGCACACATTGAGAACTCACCTATTGAAATGCTTAGTAAGGGTGAGAAAAATGCTAGAGCACGGGCTAATACAGCACGGCACAAGGCAATGAATATCTTTACTCAATCAGAGACACAAGAAAACATACGCAATACTGAGTTCGGATTATGGCAGTCAGTCATTGAATATGCTGACCACCATACAGCCCGTGACTCATCCATTGCTACCATTGCAGGACGCAATGATGGCATCAAATTGCGTGCATTAGAATTGCTGGGTGTGTAATGGGATACAACACAGCATATGATTTAGTTGAATCAGTTATAGATATTCATCAGTCTATGGCTATACATTTAACTAGCAATCATTATCCACCTGTACCAGTCAGTATGGTACAACCATGTATAGATGCCGTCTATGCATGTGATGAAGAAGAGTACGATAAACTAATCGAACTACCAGAAGGTGTGATGTGGCGTGGGCAGAGTTCTGCGCCAGCCCACGCCATAGTAGAAGGACACCACTTACAACCATGGCTATATTCAGAAGGAGACGAACAGTGAATACAATCAGTATCACAAATGCAGAAACAAATGAAGTAATTACATACACAGAATCAGAAGTGTCCCGCTTTATACAAGAGGGTAATCTTGCCAAGGAACGACAAGTAGAAAATGCTAAAGCATTAATTGCTTTGCGTACTAAAGTATATGAGTTCTTTAATATTCAGTACTCACCTGGAGACCAAGAGATTACTACATCTGTTGAAGAAATCAATGAGATGCTACGTGATATCGGAGCAGATGAACTAAGACGTACTTGGTCTGCAACAGTACGTATCTTTGTTAACCTCTCAGGTATTGAGGCTTCAACTAGAGATGAAGTTATTGATATGATTCAAGATGATATCAATGTAGAACTACAATCCATTGATGGCGATTTATGGGTTGATGATATAGAAGTACAAGAAGTAATACCAGAATAATTCCCTTGGTTGAGAGGGATGTGCTATACTAATAGCACTGAAGCAGGCTGAGATTTTTCTTGTCTCCTTTCTCAGCCTGCTTCATCTATAGGAGACGGAGATATAAATGCCAGCAGTAGAAATAGATAGAGATAGATATGGCAGACCAATGGTTGTGCCACCTAAAAGTAAAACACCAGTTGCATACACACGGGCAACTACGATTGCAAATAGTTTAGATGATGCTTCTGCATTAGTCGCATGGAAAATGCGAATGGCAGCAGTCGGATTAACTACACGCCCAGATTTATTATTGGCTATCAGTGCAGCAGCAGAAGATAAGATGGCTGTCAACGGATACATAGAAGAAGCAATGGAAGTTGCAGGTGCTAGTAAAGCAGCCAACATTGGTACTGCTATCCATGCATTCACAGAAAAATTAGATTTAGGTTACGAGTTAGGACAAGTACCAGACCAATGGATGCCTGACATTAAAGCATACGAAGAAGCAACTAAAGTTCTCAGCAATATATTTATCGAACAGTTTGCAGTCTTAGATAAACATAAGATTGCAGGTACACCCGATAGAGTTGTTGAGTACAAGGGAGAACGGTTCATTGCAGATTTGAAGACAGGTCGAATAGACCATCCTCATAACATTGCAATGCAGTTGGCAATCTATGCCAACGGTACGCCGTACTTCCCTGATACGGCGTCCCGCTCTACATGGGGCGACATCAATAAAGAAAAAGCAATCATCATACATCTACCAGCAGGAACAGGTAACTGCAAATTAGTATTTGTAGATATCAAAGAGGGCTACAAAGGTGTAGAGTTTGCAATGAAAGTAAGAAAATGGCGAGACCAAAAAGGTCTTACCACTCCATTCGAATAGGAAAAATATGTCACACTCAGAAGCACCAATCAGTATCACAATCAAAACACCAGCAGGTAGTTTAGTAACGGTACGTGCATCAAACGGAGAAGAACTAGACCAAACAATTGCTCATGGATTAGATGCAATTGTTGCAGCAACACAAGAACTAGAGTCACATGTTCGCAAGATTGGTCCAACACCAGTCATGTCAGCATCAGCAGTAGCAGCAGCAATTGGTGGTAGTGTTATTGAAACAGGAAATACAATTCCTGCACAAGAATATACACAGCCAATAGCAGGTGGACGCAACTGTCCACATGGTCGTATGACAGCAATCCAGGGAATGGGCAAAGACGGAAAGCCATACAAAGGTTACTTCTGCCCAGCACCAAAGGGTGCGTTTGATAAGTGCAAGAATCAATATGTAAACATGGCAAGCAGTGAGTGGAACTCATTCGTGCCAGAACAAGTTAAGTGAAAACACTCAAGCGTTCAGTAACAAAGTCGGAGGTAGGTGGCGAACCATTGCCGCCTACCTTTCAGGCTTTTGAGAGGGCAGGAATAATCCTGCGTAGAGCAGAGGTAACTGTAATTGCAGGCACTCCAGGTGCAGGTAAGTCTTCAATTGCATTAGCAATTGCAGCCAGAGTTAAACAACCAACGCTTTACTTCAGCGCAGATACAAATGCACACACCATGGCAATGCGTTTGATTGCAATGACTGGCAAGATTAGTCAGACATCTGCAGAACTATTGCTCAAGCGTGAGCCAGATAAAGCAAATGAATTACTACTGCATAACAATCATTTGTTCTGGTCATTTGAATCAACACCTACGCTCAAGGACTTAGATGATGAAGTCTCAGCCTTTGAAACTGTATGGGGTAGAAGCCCAACACTAATCGTTGTAGATAACCTAATGGATATTGCAATGGATGGGCATGATGAGTTTGGTGGAATGCGTGCTGCAATGAAAGAACTAAAGTATCTTGCAAGAGATACTAACGCAGCACTACTAGTATTACACCATACTAAAGAAGGGTTTGAAGGTTATCCATGTCAGCCACGTTCGGCTATCCAGGGATTAGTCAATCAGATTCCAGCAATGGTATTAACAATAGGACAGATGAAACAAGGGGAAGAGTCATACTTATGTGTGGCTCCAGTAAAAAATAGATATGGCAAGGCAGACCAAACAGGAAACAACTATGTCAGTCTATCCTTTGACCCTGAGTCAATGTATTTAGAAGATGTTCCTATTAGATACCAGTATCAACAGGAAGGTACTATGTGAGTAATCCAGCCAAGCGTAAAGGTAGTAAAGCAGAAGCAGATGTAGTTAAGTGGCTTAAAGCCAACGGCTATCAGTATGCAGACCGCAGAATAGCAGGAGCACAGTTAGACAAAGGCGATATCAGTGGTGTAAATGGTGTTACTATCGAAGTCAAAGACCACGTACGTTTAGACCTCAGCGCTTGGGTTAAAGAACTAGAAGTTGAAATGAAGAATGACAGCGCATGGACAGGTACTGTTCTACACAAACGCAAAGGTAAATCAAATGTAGATGAATGGTACTGCACTATGCCAGCATCAATATGGCTTAAACTAATAAAGGAGGTAATGAAAATTGTTTGAATACTTAATGCTAATAGCATTACAACAAGAACTACTAGGATTATTGCTATGGATAAGCACAGCATTGCTGTCTACCTGGAGTATGTAGGCGCCACCGTCCCTGCAGTGGGATACGGTTGGCGCAAAATCAAATGTCCATTTCATGATGATGGTCATGCATCAGCAGGTATTAACTTCGATGAACAAAGATTCAAATGCCACGGATGTGGTGTTGGTGGAGATGTATATGATTTAATTATGTACAAGGAAGGAGGCAACTACAGTGAGGCTCTCAAGTTCGCAGAGGCAATTTCTCCTGCAGGCAACACAGCAGTACGCAAGCCATATAAATCTGGCAGCAGATTACCTAGCAACACGGGGTCTATCGGTCGCAGAAGTTCAGCAGTTTCATCTAGGAGTAGTGAAGGACGCTCTTCCAGGTCATGAAGCATACACAGGTAGATTAGCA